GTAAAGAAGGTGAATGGGTTGGTTCCGAATATCTAAAACAGGTTATGATGTTATACACAGACGGTAAATGTGGATGGTTGAAAGGTGGACAAGATCATGTTCAGGAATCATGGGTAAGTTGGCCACTCATATGGGGTGGTAATTTCATTACGAGTAATTGTAATTTATGTCCAGAAACAACAAAACTCTTATCTTCGATCGAGGGTATACATGTAGCGGGATTTTCATTAATGAAAGGAGGTGTAAAACTTAACGAACATGTTGATTATGTAGGTGATGATTATATATTTACATATCATTTAGGTATTAAATGCCCAGAAAACTGTATACTTCATCATATAGATCTAGGTGAAGTTACAGAAGAAGATGGTAAACATATAATTATGAATGCTCGTAAAAAACATTGGGCAGAAAATCAATCGGATAAAGATAGAATTATTTTATACATGGAAATTTATAAAACACATTTAACTTAGAATCGATTAATATCTAAAATAAGAACAACACGCGTTTGTTCATCAGTTTTATCAACACTATGGTACCGTGCGTGATCAAAAAGAACATCTTCACCGGATTTATGTTGATGAATATCAAACTCCGTGGTAAGATTACTTGTTCCTTCGAGTGTTAAATGGTACCGTAACTGTAAATTGCTTTCGGCACGGTGTGCTGGTATAGACATTGGTCCTTCCATGACTGCAATCATGGCACGGTCAACACACGGTATAGTTTTTAAAAATGCGTATAACTTTGGAAAATCGTGTATTTTATAGTAATAATAATTTTGATTATATTCAAACCATGAATCAATATCATGGAAATAATACTTTTGTTTATTTTTATATAAAGTATCATATTCGGTTTTTATATCGAAAAAGTGTTTCTGTACCCTCCAAAGTCCTGTAAAATCGTCGACTGAGTAATACAGTTTATAAAAAAATAAGTCTACGAGTGAGTTTCGTATACCTACCAAAGGTCGTAAAGGTCTCTGAAAATAGAGTCTATCTATAGGGTTTTTACAATAATCTTTTAGTAACAGTATGAGTGGTATCATAAGAAACCACATTTTTTTGTTTACCTATAATAAATGCCAGAATATAAAGGAAAAGAATATTACGCACCAGCACAGACACCAGAAGTTAACACATTAGAAAAGCGATTCCTTGGTTTGACCAATGTTCAAATTGGATTATTTAGTTTACCAGCCTTTATTGCTCTTTCGTCAGTTGTATTAGTCGTTCTTAACAAGAAGGCAAGATATAACCCAGTTGTTCTCGTTTCTTTGATTATAAGTTTAATACATATGTATCACCACTACACACTCGCTAAATTAGAAAATAAACAATAAACATATACTATAAATGTTTATGGTCGAAGAACCGTATGGTATATCACAATTTCAAGCTTGGTTAATATCCATCACACTTGGAATTGTGTTATATAGACGCAAAAAACGTGGTGAAAAATATATTCAGTAATTATATATGCGTGTTCGTTTAAAAAAAAGTCCACGTATTGATAAAAAGTTTAGAGTTACTTTTGAAAATGGGGAAATAGTTGATTTTGGGGCAAGGGGGTACTCAGACTATACGATACACAAAAACCCTTTGCGTATGCGTTCATACGTAACGCGACACGGTGGGATTGTTCCTCGTATGGTACAAAAACAAACCGATCCTAAACTGATTCATAAAAATATGCTTGATGTAACTCGAAGTGATAAAGAAAACTGGACGAAAACAGGTTTTTTTACCGCGGGATTTTGGTCAAGATGGCTTTTATGGAGTCATCCAGAATTTGAAGGTGCGAAAAAGATTATATCTAAGAAGTTTGATTTATCTTTTCTCTAAGACCACGACGTTTAAGGTTTTCTTTTAAAGCGGTCATTAAATTTGCGCGTGGATCGCGTTTAGTTGGTACTGGTGGTGCTTGTGGAACAGGTGGCGCACGTGGTACTGGTGGTACACGTGGTACTGGTTGTGAAACTCGACGAACCCGTGGAACATTTGGTTCAACTGTTCGTAAAAGAGATTTACACGTTCGTAAAAGCTTTTTAGATTCACGAACCTGAATTTCCAAAGATGGTGATCGCCGTCTTTGAATTTTCATTTTAAGTTCCTTTTCACTCAGGGGAACACGCTTCCCTTTAATTTTTTTGGTTACACGAAGACCAAGACGCTTTGCTTCATTTTTTAATAAATCTATCTTCATTTATATTACCCAATATAATTTTATTTAGTTAATATAAATGTCTAATTGCGCACCAGGTAATTTAGCTTCAACTTTATCTTGTTGTTTATGTTGTTATTTTATAGTCTACAGACAATCTATGGTTGCAATGTCATATTTACCAACGAAACCACCTCAATTACTACTATTAGTATTATGTGCATGCTGTTGTATGTGTTCACAAACCACAACAATGGGAAGATGTGCATACAAAGCCGTAGTTCCAGAAAAGAAAGAAGAATAATAACTAAAAAAAGTTATCAGTTCTGTACATTTTCGCCTGAAATGAACCTGTTTGTCCTAAAACCGAAACAGCTTCATTTCCGTAAAGTTCTCTACATCCCATATCGTCCATACAATCGCGGTTATCAATAGTTACCGGGAGTGGATACACTTGATCACCTGGTGTTGTCGTGTAATAATGATATTGATCACGACGCCCTCTGACTTCTTTACCGTATAAGGGTAACGTTTCTTCATCCGATCCTACAAGAACACCCATTTGTTGGACGTACCCAGGTTTATACTCTTTAATTGGTGGGTTTCTAAACTCTCGTTCAACTGGTATTTGTACTGGAACTTCGACTGGGACACCCACTGGTACACCAACTCTTTTTTTAACGACAATAGGGTTACGTAATTGATATACAATTACAGTAATGAGTACCATTAACGCAATAAATAATAATTTTTGTTGTGTTTTGTTTTTGATCTTCATTTTATATATACCAACATTATTTAACAAACCGTTTTCGAAGTTCGTGAAGAGGTTCCAAATCAATTCTATTGAGTCTGTACTGAACAAGTAACCAAAGAAAAAAGAAAATAGATTTTAAGAAATTGTTTGCCTCTGTATCATCCATTTTATATATAGGTCCCATTACACGTCCAAAGAATGTTTCCTCTTTACTGTTTCCTGTTACCACCATTTCCATTTGTGTCAAAGCACATGTATCGTCATTTACCGACCAATGGAAAAATATGAATGGTACGAGAATGGAATAAAACTCAAGGTTTTGTTTGTTCTTCATGAATGGTACAACCAACATTGTTATGAAAAAAAGTAAATGAATGAAAAATATAATATTCATATCTATTAATATGAACGAAGAAAAGAAACTTCCAAAAATATGGCACCCACAACAGGAGAAAATATTAAAGGCCTGGGGTGAAGCCGCGGCGTGTTATAGGTATATGCACTACCAAGCCTATTGTTCATTTAAAAATTTGAGTATGAAATTTACTATACCACTCATAATTGTAAGTACGGTTACCGGTACTGCTAACTTTGCACAAGAAACATTTCCACCTTCCGTACAACCATTTGTACCTTCAGCTATTGGTGGTCTAAATTTAATCACCGCCATCGCAACAACTATTATGCAATTTCTTAAAATTAATGAACTCATGGAAGGTCATCGAGTTGCCTCTGTCCAATACGGTAAAATTTCACGAACAATACGTCTCGAACTTACACTCCCACTTTCGGAAAGAACATTAAACGGTACAAATATGATTGAAAATATGCGCGCCGAATATGATAGACTTATTGAACAATCACCGAACGTACCCAAACAAATGATAGATGCGTTTGAAAAGGAATTTCCAGATGATAACGCATTCTTCAAACCCGAAATTATGCATATACAACCTATAATACCATTCAAAGCTATACAGGAAAACAAAGTTATAACGAAGTTAAAAGATGCCATAGGGGGTGTCGCAAAACGAGAACTTAAACAAGAACTTGATGAGATACGTGGAGTAAAAAAAGCTGTTAAAGCCGATATAGAACGTGTACAGGAACGTAAGAATGAAATATCCGATTTAAAAGATAAAGGGATTGTGAGTTTAAAAGGTGACCTCATGAAAGAATTGCGTAGACGTACAGAACTCATGGAAGTTGTTACAGAATCGCCGAAAGACGATTCACAAGATACGCCACCATAATAAATAGCGTAAAGTTAAAGACTGTAATGCACATCAAGTAAGGAAACAGTTTCCTTTTTAAAGGATCTATCACTCTCGTTTGAAGTGTATTATTTTCCATAATAATATCTAACGCCTGAGTAGCGAGATCCGCATCTTCAGTATCATTCGACATGAATGCCTTTGTTACAATATATAAACAAAAAAAGGTTGATCGTATTTCGCTCCATGACCGCGAAATAAAGGAAATTAAGTCTCTGTTAGAAAATGGTAAGAATATATTTTTGTGTGGTGCGGCTGGTGTCGGAAAAACATTCGTTCTTAATAAAATTCTCGATGAGACAAATAGTATAGAAATATACGATGAAGTGTTACGTAAAAAGGATATATTCATAAGTACGATAAAAAATTCAAATATGTATGCCTATATAGACGATTACGAATCCGATACTGCATATAAAAGTATAGTTGAAACCATATGTGAAGGCGGTCGGGTTACAAAAAAACCATTAATTGTTACGTCTAAAAATGTACATATGTTACCCAATTTTAAACTTGTATTCCTACCGAAACGTAAACCAGAAACTATTCAGTGGTTAAATAAAAATCACCCACGTTCAAAAATAGCCTCTGAAAAGTGTAAAGGAAATATAGGAAACTATTTTAATTACCTTGAATATAGTGACGAAAAGGATATTTTTAAATCTTCAAAAGACATTATTGAAGATTTCTTTTGTAAACCGGGTACTGTAGATATAGAAGAAACTATACATGAACACGGACATATTTGGGGTGCCGTGCATGAAAATTATCTTGGGGCTAACCCGGAACACCCAGACAAAATCATGAATGCATTAATAAATGCAGATACGTTCGATACAGAACTGTATAAAGGTGAATGGGATTTTATGCCTTATTTTGTTTTATATGCCATGAAAATACCAAAAATATATACGCGTAACACATTAATTGAACCCGATACAATACGCCCGGGGAGTGCGTGGACAAAATACGGGAACCAGAAAATGCGTGAACAGAAGATTCGAAGTATACAAGTACGTTCACATACAAATATGAACCAACATGAATTCATGCTTTTACGTGAGTATGCAAAAAAAGGTGATGTCTCTAAATTTAAAGAATATAACTTAACACCACAGGATTTTGATGTTATGAACCACCTTGGTTTACAGAACAAACTGAAACAACGGGAGGTTACTAAAATCAAAAAAATGATTAAAGAAGATGGTCTAAATTAACTAAATGAATACAACTACCCCAGCTTCAGAAGAAGAAGAATATAAAGTATCTCGGGTCGTTGGTAACGAAATTTTCTATTATGGGGAAATTACCGATGTTGATATTCTCGAGTTTATTGAAGATTTTAAGAAACTTGAAATTGATCTTCTTAAAAAGAAGGCAGAACTCATAGGGTATGAACCTATTATGTACCTTCACGTATGTAGTGAAGGTGGCGATTTGTTCGCTGGAATAAGTGCCATGAACATTATCGAAAAATCACGTGTTAAAGTCGTTACTATAGCACAAGGTGTATGTTGTTCCGCTGCTACGTTTCTCCTTTTGGGTGGTCATGAACGTCGTATAGGTAAAAATGCACACGTTTTGATACACCAAATATCCACGAACGGGTTCTGGGGGAAATATGAAGAACTCAAGGATGAAATGAAATCGTGTGATAAACTCATGGATATGGTTACAAAAACGTACAAGGAAAAAACAACTATACCTCAAAAACAGTTTAAGAAAATTATGAAACGTGATATGTATTTAGATCCACAAGAGTGTATCAAGTATAATGTCGTTCATTCGATTGATTAGACCTACGAGGTCGGGGTTTGTTCAAGTCTACGTGTCTCTTATACATCCCAATGATCGATATTAGTATTATGAAAATACAAATTGTATTTGCGTTTATAGGAATAACCGTGTTCTGTGGAGGCCTAAGTCGCTCCATTCGTTTATAATCTACAACTGGTGGAACACTACTCATATATTACTACTATAATGGAAACAATTTTTAAAACGGATAAAAACGGCAATCAAAGGTACACGTCTATCAGAGTTCAAAAACTGAAAGACGGTACCGCCAATATTATTAAAGCAACAGGTGTTGTTGATGGTAAAGAATCTATCTCAACAACACACGTTCCGCTCGGGTACGAAAGTGCCCTGAAAAGAGCAAAAACTATTTGGAAGAATTTACAAACCCCGGATGTTATGCCTATGTTGGCAAACAAATGGGACGATCGTAAAAAGTATATCTCGGAACCGTTCTACGTCCAACCGAAACTTGATGGAGTTCGATTACTCGTCTCGAATAAAGGTGGAATTTCGCGTACGGGGAAACTCGTTCCGGGAACCGAGTATCTCGGTAAAGGTCTTAAGGATGGTGAGTACCTCGACGGTGAGTGTTACGATCCAAACAAAACGTTTGAGGAAATTACGAGTTTGTTTAAAACAGACCCGAAACAACTCGAGTTTTACGTTTTTGATTATTTCGACGTGAATCGTCCCGAATTACCGTTCGAGGAACGCAAAAAGTACGTCACAGTCGAAACGAAACTCGTTCGTAAGAAAACGTGTTTGAAACAGTTTCATGAGAATTTTGTTTCACAGGGTTACGAAGGGACCATGGTTCGCGAACCTTCGAGTGTGTACGAAAACGGGAAACGAAGTAATTACCTGTTAAAATTTAAGGATTTCATGACGGAAGAGTATGAAGTCGTCGGCGCAAAGACAGGACATGGTCGAGATGCGAATGCTGTCGTATGGGTCTGCAAAACGGAAAATGGAAGTACATTCTGTGCTCGACCCGAAGGTACGATCGAACAAAGAGAGTATTTTTACTCAAATAAAGAGATGTATATTGGAAAAATGTTAACCGTAAAGTTCCAAAACTTGACGGAACTTGGTATTCCAAGGTTTCCCATCGGGATAGTATTTAGAGATTATGAATAAATATATTATATTACACAAATGAAAAGAGTTGCTATTGATATCGACGAAGTTCTCGTCTCGTTCGTTAAACCTATGGCAAAGTTCCGTGGATACAAAATGCCGACCACCCAAAAGTACCCGTACGTCTATAAAGATATGTTTAACATTACCGAAACCCAATCGCGTGACATGGTCCATAATTTTTACGAATCCGAGGCGTTCGCGAAACTTAAACCGATCCCGGGTGTATGTAAACAAATGGGACATTTACGCAAACACGCCGATACTATGTATATCGTTACGGGTCGCCAAACTTACGCGCGTGAACAAACCGAGAAATGGCTCGAATACTGGTTTCCCAATACATTCGATGATCTTATCATGACCAATAGTTATACGGATCACGAAATCGAGAAACACGAAATCTGTCGAAGTCTTGCCCTCGACTCGATCATTGATGATAGTTTTGACGTGTGTACCAAATGTAACCGTATCGGTATCGACGCGTATAATATCGTCGGGTACGGAAAAATACGGTACCCGTGGGCCATTGAATCGAGTATGCAAAGAGCTTGGGGTTAGAAAAATATTCATATTATTAACTACCCCACGCAATTTCAGCAACACCGTGGTTTATTGTACCAGACGCCCCCACTTGACCCGCCGAACCACCGGCTCGTAAAACCTTGACGTTTTTGTATTTACAATTATTAACACTATCGGTTCTTGGTGTCGTATCCGCATACGCCGACGTGGAACCGTGTTCATTACCCGATAAAACCGTACTCCCGTCTCGACCCGCAAAACCGGAACCACCACCACCGGCACCGTGATGACCACTGAGACCACCACCACCACCACCACCGTACCAACCACCACCACCACCGGCACCACCCCATCCAGTTCCAGTAATAGAACCCGTACCACCTTCGTACTGTGCACCCGCTCCACCGTTACGTGAGCTACCATGACCAGCAGAACCACCGGTAGTTTGCGTACCACCACCACCCTGTGGATCAGTACCACCCAATGCTATTAAACCACCACCATTAAAACCCGGATTTTTAGAAGTATCGCTATTATTATAAGAACCACCACCACCACCACCAGCAGTTGCTATTTCAGTACTTCCTATTCTAATAGCTGTTCGTCCACCACCGCGACCACCCGTAGCGCCACCATCGTCACCCGAACCACCGCCACCACCGTACGTTTTCGACGTATTTACGGTACTATCACCACCTTGACCCACTATGAGCGTGAGTGACGTTGTACCCGAAGGTAATTCTATTTCCGCTTCCGTATAACCACCGGTACCACCTATAGCGTAACTATATGAATCATACCCATGTCCACCACCTGCACCTTTTAATACGACTTTAACATGAGTTGCACCACTTGGTACGTTTATGGTTTGATCACTACCCGTATACGAATATGTTATAAAACTTGTGAACGTGAATAAAAACGATTTCGCATAGTTCCAAAACTTAAGGTTCTTAATCAATCCGTTATAGTCTTCGCCAATTTTTATCATCTTCGCACCCGACGCGATCGTCGGGGTTGTTTGTGATATTAAATCACCGTTCACGTATAAATTACTCGTCGTCCCGTCGAAGTTTGTCGCTATAGTATATTCACCCGAAACCGTCGAGTTTGCGACCAGTGCGTGTGACCCATACGTAAGTAAGATACCACTATTCGAATCCGCCACGTTTATAGATGACGCACCACCCATACCGGAATGGTCTTGACAATAATAGTAAAGTGTACTTGGTGCGTCCGCGGGAACCACAAACTGACTCGATGCGCCACTACTTCCCGGTGTTCCTGTCGTCGTCCACCCACTCGTGTATTGAGACCCACTCGCATGTGTCCCATTACTCGTTGTCGATAAACGTATAGGGTGATTCGTATTTGTAGACGTTGCTTGTGTAAACGTATACGTACTCCCGCGTATAAACGTGAGTGTAGGCGTTTCTACCCCGCTTATGTAATATTTATTTACACCCGTATTCCTCGTTCCATCACTCGTAGACGATAACGAAAGGACGTGTCCGCTAATTTGATTGAACGTATACGTCAAACCTCGAATCACAGAGAGTGAAGCTTGTTCATCACCACCTATACTAAATTTACCACCCGAAAAGGTCACATTAAATGCACTCGTAGTCGATCCCGTCACGTTAATCAAACCACCCATACCCGACGTCGTACTCGATTTATAGTATAGTGTACTTGGAGCGTTCAAGGGGACCACGAACGTCCCGGTCGTGTACCCACTTGTATATTGCGTACCATCACTCACGGTTGCGATTTGGAGAACATGTGAACCATTCGACGCGTTCGTTTGGTCGAACGTATACGTGTTTCCACGTACCATCGAAAGGGTCGGTCTCTGTGTTCCACCAATATAGAATCCGGAACCACCAGAGACGTGGGTTCCATTACTCGTCGTAGATAACCGTAAGGGGTGGGTACCATTTGATGTGTCTACTTGGTTAAACACGTACGTTTCCCCGCGTACGAGTTGGAGTGTTACTTGTGAAACACCCCCGATAACAAATTTACCACCCGCAACCGTCACGGCTAATGGACTTGCCGTTGGTCCGAGTATGTTTATAGTTCCACCCATACCCCCGTGGACCCCACACTTATAATACAGTGTACTTGGAGCGTTTAGGGGGACCGCGAACGTAACTGAAGATGAACCATCGTTCCACCCACCCGACGAATCATATACCGTACCATCGCTCGATGTAGTAATATACATTGGGTGATTTCCCGATGCGTTATTATTGAACGTATACGTCTTACCCCGTACGAGAGATATGGTCGCTTGTTGGGTTCCATCTATGAAATATTTATCACTACTACTGTAACCATAACTTACAGATTGGACCGTCACGGCAAATGTCGTCGAAACGGGTCCCGAAACCATGTTTATCGCACCACCCATACCCGAATGGTTCCCACAATAATAGTAAAGTGTACTTGGTGCGTTACTTGGAGCAATAAACGTATTTATACCACCGCTACTTCCCGGTGTTCCCGATGCCGTCCACCCACTCGTATATTGTGTACCGGCACTCGACGAAACTACCGTTACCGCGTGTGTCGTTGTTGTTGCCGAAGAAACACTTATAGATCCACCCGCACTATCGTCATTCTGAGAATAGTAATATAACGCGTTTGGTGCATCACTTGGAACCACGAACGAACTCGTCGATCCCGCCGTCGTCCACCCACTCGTATATTGTGTTCCCGCACCCGAGTTTACAACCGTTACCGGTAATGTACTCGTCGACGAGGAACTATCGCCCATATTATTTGCCGTAAGTTCAATACTAAACGTATCGGTATTAATCGATTTATGGACGCGTTTCTTTTTAGATTCAGATCGGTTAAATCGTGCGCCTATACTTGAATTCGTAATACTATTGTACCTTTTTAAGTTACGTGGGAACGTTGATATACTCGCCGTAAAGTCCAAGTTCAATGTTGGTGCAGCAACTTCCGTCGTTGCAACGAGTACTGTACTTGGCGCATCCGTAGTTGTACTCGAAGACGCAGATGGAACCGCCGTCGAACCGGCTATACCTACCGTACCTCCTTGTGCCGTAAACTTAATCGCAACAATACCCGAACCACCGAAACCACCTCTCATTAGTTCCGGGTTCGATTGGTCGTGGTGATCACCACCACCACCACCACCGCCTGTGTGCTTACCAGCCGAACCACCACTGTTAGTATGCCAACCCGCAGTTCCACCTTCGCCATCTTTACCATTCGTTATACCGTTCGTATCACCGGAACCTACTGTCCTATTATAAGTGTAATGTGGCTCCGAACCACCGCCACCACCACCTTTACCACCATGACCACCATCTCCACTATGACCATTACCACCACCGCCACCGGACCACCAATAACTCGTTCCTAGAATATCGTCTTCTAAACCATTACCACCGTCTCCCCGTGTACTATTACCACCACCAGAACCGTCTCGACCGTAACCCATCTCACCGGCACCCCCACCACCACCAGGGTACCAATGAATTCCAGATCGTGCACCATCGAAACCTTGTCCCACCGTCCCCGTACCTCTTTCACCACCGTTATTCCCATTCGAGGCTCGACCACCGGAACCACCACCACCGGAACCACCGTTACCGGCAGGTCTTGTATTATAATTGTGTTTGGTCGCACCACCACCACCTCCAATTGCGGTTATACTCGCACCCGATATGGAACTATCGGCACCATTACCACCTCTAAGCATATTGGAAGCTTGATTCGAGTAACCTCGTGAACCACCACCCCCGACCTGGATTGTCTGTTCCGCGTGTGCTATGTTCGTGGTCGTCGACGCTAACAGACCACCAGCACCTCCACCACCAGCCATATCCGTACCACCACCACCGCCACCCGCAACGACGAGTGTTCTTCCATTGGTTATAGCACTAGGCGGGGTCCATTTATATGTCGTGAAACCAGCCGTTGGTGGGTCTACAGTTCCATTTCTATACGCCCAATTCTCGGTCGCGTGTGAGTTATTTGCCATAGCTGTTCGTACACACGACGTAAGTGTACCCCACGTATACGTCCCAGGTGCCGTATCGGAATACACGTGTCCCGCGGTTGCTGCTGCAGTAATAGAACCGTCACTATGTGGATCGTCACTATCGGCGAATAGTCCGTCGTGGAACGCAATCGTTTTTGAAACCGTTACTGTCGTTGACTCTGCCTCGTCCTCAATCGTATTATCGTCACTCGTCGTCGTCGGAGTTGCGTTTACGTTTACCGTATTCGTAAAGTATGCGGAACTCGAGGTTGTAAATACCGAAACGTACGAACCCGTATTCTTAATAATAACGTTCGAGGTTGGTTCCGTCGCGTGGATCGTATATGCCGTCGCACCTTTATAGATTTTACCGACGGTACTTGTACCGGATGGAATATTCGAAACCGTTATCGTTTTCGTATTATCGTACACTTGGGAAGGGGTGGTTATGTTTCTAACCTTTACTGGAACAATAACAACTAGACCATTACCACCTTCTGTTATTGCTGCACCACCTATACCACCCCCGGTGACATAAGAGGTGTCCGATGTGTTGGGGGGTATAGTGGAATTGGTGAGTTGTGAGGATATAAGGTTTTGTGATTCGCTCACCTCGTGTGTACCATCACCTCCTACATACCCTGATCCACCCGCAGAACCCCTGTTATCCCCGGAGCTACCACCAGCTCCGTAGTAACCACCACCACCACCACCGGCGTTTCCTCCTCCAGATTTACCTCTTCCCCAATCACCACCCCAAACACCGTTTGGCCATGAAATAGCGGTATTGAAATTATCCCCCCCACCGTTTCCTCCTCTAAAATAACTACCGGCCGTGCCAGAAGTTTTTCCACTGTATGTACCACGAGCACCACCAGCAGTTTGTGTACCGGGATTCTGATAATCAGCACCTTTGCCACCTATTTCTCCACCACCACAACCACCAGGATCACCTACGGTCCTACCACCACCACCACCACCACCTGCTATAATAATAGAACTGTTATGTGTCTCAACAATATCTGATGTGTTCCATTTCGATAAAATACCTGTCATACCACCACCACCAGCACGACCAGCGCCGAGTGTCCCACCTTGAGCTACACTTACATATAGAGTTTCACCTGGTGTAACATCTATAATTCCTCCAACATACCCACCACATCCACCGACTTCAGCCGAACCACCACCACCACCCGCACCCCAACACTTACCGCGTATTTTTGTGACACCACTGGGTACTGTATACGTTTGAATGTCACCCGTATACGAAAACGTACTCGAACTCGAACTCGCATCATACTCCTGTTCGAAAGTCGTTACCGAAGGTGTCGACGAAACCACATTACTCATTATCAAAGCCTGGTTTCCATCGTTCGTGTGGAACTTATACGTTCCCGCATCCCTAATGTAGACGTTACTCGCCGACCCTATATCGTACGTATTTGTTCCCACCGTAAGGTTAGACGACGGGGTCGTCACACCTGTGAGTGAAAGTTTGTTCGCGTTATCGTACGTAATAGCGGGTGGTGGTAGAGGTACCAAGGATAAATTCGTTAACGACGACGCTTCCGTTGGTACGTTTTTATCACCACTCAAAGGTGTTGGTATACTATTAGTAGAATCCTGACCTAGTGCGTACCCTTTACCATCCGTCGTTATAATATAACCCGGACCGTGTCCAAAATCCAGTTTATATATAGATAACGCACTCAACGCCGTACTTTTAGTAAACACGTTTAGATCATTATTGTTACCCATACCTAACCGACCATTGGTACCTTGTCCACACGCATATACCCCGTCGCTCGTATGAGCAAAAACCGAATACCCCGCACCGTATATACCATATATCGTTTTACCTTGTAATGTCGTAACAGTTTGCCAAGTTGAATCCTGATCGGAATTGGCACCGTTACCGAGTTGACCTTCAGTACCTCGACCTATACTATATATAGTACCGGCGGCATCCCATGCGTACGCGGTAAAGAATCCGGTTCCTATACCAATTATAGTAACACTATCTAATCCCGTTTGTTTTGTCGCGTACACGGTACTTCCCGTTCGAAGTGTACCCCATTGCCACACATCCCCGTTCGAGTCTAACGCGAGTTTACCAGAGTCTAAAGAACGAATATCCGTTATGTTCGATAATTCCGTAGACCCATCAGTCGTATTCTTAAACGGGGCAGGAATTGTAGTAGCATAATTTACACTTATTGTATACCATAAACCATTATCTGAGTATAAATATAAAGTTGTGTCACTATGCGTAGGCGTGTACGATGGTACATACGACCCACCATTTTGACCATTTCCCGTGCTTGAAACGTTTGCAGGATCTTCAAAACCAATTGGTTTACCATGTCCGTATGAGCTTGGATTTGCGTTCCAAACACCAGTATACCTACCTGATCCGGTAGACGAATCAGCAACAAACGAGATATTATAACCATATGATAAAGGTTTGTTAGGTTGAGCGTAAGTGTAGTTTACACCGCTTACAGATGTACAAACGTATCTTCCGTATCCAGAAGATTCTGTTAAAGTGTGCCCTACAGAGCCAAATAGATTTGTGGCACCACCCCACGACCATACTTTACCATCGTCTGCAAGTGCTGAACATTCACTAGATGACATAACAACTTTTATAATTCTCGTAGTATCGGATGTACCTTGAGCCCCAAAATGGGTCGTAAAATTAGACGTTACATCAACTGGTGCGGTTTGATCCCCCGTTTGTCCGAAAATCTTATATTTATCTAAATTCATCCCCCACATGTACCATTTACCCGTACTCGTTTTTACGATCCGGGTACGTCCAGGTGCACCTTCAACCCATACGTTCGATACGGGGTCGGATATCGTCGAAATGTGGGTCGGAGTTCTATCGGACGCACCTCGACCGGATTGATTATTACCATCGTTACCCCACGTATACAGTTTACCGTCAGAATCAATAACCATACCACCATATTCACCCGCCCATATATTCGTATAATCCGGTTTCGACGCGGGTGTATTTATTACTTGTTTACTCGTCTTAATCACGAACGTGTTACTGTTCTTCGCTTGTGCGTCGTACGTCCCCGCCGCGTCTATGTAGACGTTACTCGCCGTACCAACGTCCCACGAATCGGACCCTTTGGTTAATACCGTAGTTACGGGGTTTTGAACAATTGGACCAGTTAAAGCAACGCGAATCCATTTTCCAGCGGCGGTTGTAGTATATACATACAGGTAATCTGTAGAATTAATTAAATCTACAGTAGTAGCTGTTGGCCCGGAAGTCGCTGGATTACCACTGGATATAGCAGGTGCGATTAAAAATGATACTGGCTGACTTGACCCAACGTCAGTTATAACATATTTTGATGCTTGGAAATCAATTTTTATTCGGAAGTTGGTATTTACGAGCGCTCCTCCTATATTGTATAAGTCATAATTCTGTTCACCAGAACTCGTGTTTGTGATATTTCGGTATTCAAAGCGAGTGTGCCAATCTTCATCTGGACCATTTTGGTCAAATGATATAGTACTTGGAGGTGTTGGAAGAGGAGGGTCGGGAACACTAATGACGGGTGCGGTTAGTTTGTTATACCCGTCGAAGGTTAGGGATGGGTGGTTAGTTGGTGTGACCCATCCAGCCATCTTGAATGAAAAAAGGTGTTGGGTACCGTTTACACGAACACAATGAATGTATTCAGCATTACTTGTTCCAGTAGCTGAAGAAGGATCTGTAGCACCCGAAAAGCTTGGAACTGCTTGGGTAGTCGTAACTACAAAAGAATTTGGATGGTCTGCTGTATCACCATCGTACCATTTTTTGTCAGAAGTATCGTAATAGATTAACATGGGACCAGAATCTATTGTGTTACCATTGTAACCTCTATAATAATGCTTTGTGCCGGTAGTAGACTGCCACCTAAAACTCCTAGGATTGGACGGCGCTGGATCTGTTACAGGATCCGCATCAAGTTGTACCGGGGTAAAAACAGGAGTTGTGTTGGGTCCAATAGCGGGTCTCTCGAATAGGTAGCAGGCTCCGGTTTGGGACACGAAGTTAGCACCATTGAGATCATAGTCGTGCCCATACGCCCCGACGATCGAACGGTTCCCGCTTATACTTACGGAATACCCAAAATAGTCAGAACCACCACGGTCGCTCGCCGAAATTTTGGATGTCTGTGTCCATGTAGTTCCAGACCTTTTGAAGATATAGGCGGATCCCGCTGCGCTCATGTAGTTAGCACCACTGAAATCGTGGTCTTCATAGGGTGCCCCCACGATCGCGTAATCCCCAGAGATGGACACACTTACACCGAAATAGTCGTCTTGTTGACGGTCGCTCGCCACGATTTTGGTTTCCTGGGTCCATGTGGATGTGGCTGCAGACCTTTTGAATATGTAAGCAGATCCGGCGTTGCTCAACACGTTACCACCAGTGACATCGTGGTCTTCATAGGGTGCCCCCACCATCGCACAATTCCCAGAGATGCTCACGGACCACCCGAACCAGTCACCGCCTGCACGGTCGCTCGCCACGATTTTGGTTTCCTGGGTCCATGTGGATGTGGCTGCAGACCTTTTGAATATGTAAGCGGATCCGGCGTTGCTCAACACGTTACCACCAGTGACATCGTGGTCTTCATTGTGTGACCCCACGATCGCGTAATCCCCAGAGATGCTCACGGATTTCCCGAACTGGTCACCGCCTGCACGGTCGCTCGCCACGACTTTGGTTTCCTCAGTCCAAGTGACTCCAGACCGTTTGAAGATATAGGCGGCGCCGGCGCCGTCGGATCCAGACAGGTCTTCATAGCTCGCCCCGACGATCGCGTAGTCACCACTTATACTTACGGAGTTCCCGAACTGGTCGTCGCCGGATGCGTCGCTCGCTACGAGCTTGTATTCCTGGGTCCATGTGGTTCCAGACCTTTTGAATATATAGGCTTCGCCGGCATCGGCGCCGTCTGTTGACGCCGTCCCCACGATCACGTAATCCCCAGAGATGCTCACGGACCACCCGAACCTGAAACCGGATTCACGGACGTTCGGCACGATCTTCTGCTGTTCAACCCACGAAGTCCCATCGCGTTTGAAGATGTAGGCGGCGCCGGCATTGCTCAACGTGTTACCATTACTGGCATCTTCGTCTCCATAGGGTGACCCCACGATCGCGTAATCCCCAGAGATGCTCACGGCTCTCCCGAACCAGTCATCAATACCCCCGGTATAAGTATTTGTACGGTCGCTCTCTATAATCTTCTGCGTCTCCGTGGTGGGAAAAGTATGATTCACATAATTTTTAACGAGCGCGAGTGTATTCGAACTGTATATGTTCGCGTGATACGTACCCGCATCGTTAATGATCAACTCTTTACGCGACCCCATCTCGTACGTGTTCGAGAAGAAATTGATATTCGACGTCGCGTCCGAATCGACGTTCGCGATCGTCAATTTGTTATACGTGTCGAAGTTTAAGGAAGGTGTTGTACTCGTCGCCCCGGTACCCAAGTACCCCGCCGCATAATTTACCCCAATTTCTTCCACAGTTAACACTTTTGTATACATACGTGCAACAGCAATCTCACCTTTCATTGGAGTACCATTCGACCCGGGACTATACGTATTACCTATACTAAATTCATCTGTTCCCCTTGCATAATTTGACCCATATGAACTACCAAAGGTCCCCAATGTTTGTAAAACACCGTTTATGTAAATCTGTCTACTTGTTCCTGAATTGTTATATGTATATACCAAATGATACCATGTATCTGCTTGAAACGAAAAGGTAGCATCAACGTCATTTTGATAAAACCCGAATCTAGATTTACCACCGGAATCATAAATATTAATGTGTAACCCAGTATTATTACCACCTATACCATGTCCAAACAAACCCGCACTGGACACGGGATCAGAAAATTTTGCCCAACACTCTAACGTCCAAGTTTGTTGCAGGTTAACATTACCTATATTTATCCTTTCAGTATTACTATTATTAAACACAAAAGATTTAGGCGACGTTGAATTATACGTTATACTCGAAGGAAAAACACCTGGATTATTTGCCGTATTGACTTGGTTCAACCAGTTTCCACTTCCCGAGTAGTTCCACGCTTCGTAATTGAAAAAGAGTGAATCGGTTGTTATTGTATAAGGAGAAGAAGCCGTATTTTGTGTAATACCTGTAACAGTCTTCCCCACGATCGCTTTTTGGTCGTTATTTCGAACGTCGAGCGTATAGTTCCCCGTATCTTTTATGTATATCGTATCTTGTGTTTGTCCGAGCGCATACGTCGACCCGTTCGGGTCCGTCAGTTTTGCGGTTCGGGGGTTATTTACGAGTAATTTTAATTCACCCACGACCATAGCAGAACCCCCGTTAATTGTCGTCACGTTAAGTCTATAGTGTTTATACGCCGTCGTATTACTCATCGTAAACGTTTGTTGACTCGCCGTACCTTCTGCCGTATAATACCCATTCCCCGTTACCGTATCAAGTACGACCCACGTCGAACCATCACTCGATCCTTCAAACGTAAAATCTTTGGGACTCGCATCTTGGTCTTCGGAAAGGTTATAGTTTCTGTTAAGGAGTGCGTATTTATTTATAAGAACAGGTTCAGGTAACTCGATCGATAAAATACCCGCCGTTGCCATTATTTGCCAACTCGACGTATTACCCGGTTCCGTACCTTCAAATGCCTGGTACGCTCTAAAAATACCGTTCGTCGCAACACTACTCGCTGCCTTATACGACCCGTTCCCGTATGACGCACCCGATATTGTCCATTCACTCAACGTGCTAGTATCAGTTGAAATACTCCACGTCCCATCCGAAGGTGGCCACAACGTATCGGTCGACGTAAAGTTCGAAACCGTCAATTTGTTAGAGTTGTCGAAGGTTAGGGAAGGAACGGGTTTTAAACCATACCAATCGGGGTTCGCTATTAAACTTTCTGTGATACGTCCATTACTTAATTCATAGTGAAATTTTCTAAATCTAAACTCAATCGCACTACTCCCAGAATCAATACTATGATATCCAAAATGAAATGGAAAATCACGCATGTAAGAATCGGCAGCACTAGAATAAGTATACGTATATATTAAAGTACCGTCCTTATAATATTTATAAGAGAGTGTATTCGCGACAAACCAAATCGTGTGTCTAGCCCAAGCTAAATATGACGGATTTGTTTGTGTTTGTTCTGCGTTATATCCATTTCTTATTGTCCGCATCTGGTTTCCGTTATAAGTATAGAATCTTCTCGCATTGGAATTTCCACCAAATTTAAAATAATTAACACCGGCACCGTCATTATTATACATCTCAAAATCAATCACCATATCATTTACATTTAATGCAAGTTGTGATGATATAGAATTCTTTGACAATGTAAAATATTCACCGGCTGTATCAAACGAATAATATCCACCACTACTGTCATATGTTGGCGAACCCGACGATGTAAGTGTTGTATTAGTATCACTAGATGTAAGTGAACTAGATGATGTCCAATCCCAAGAATCACTAAAATATACATTTTGGGTAATACTACCCACAACGTTACTACTCAACGCAAACACGTTCGATCCCGACATTTCGAGATCGTACGTCCCTTGATCCTTAATGTAAAACGTAGAGGCACTTCCCATATCGTA